AGCAAGAGCGCAGCCAGAGACTCTCTGCTGCTGCGACGACTCGACCCGGCCAGACACCGCCGCCCAAGACATTGGACGACATGTCGCCTGAAGAGCTTTGGAACTACGAAGCCGCAAAGCGTGAAAAGACAAGAGCGCAGCGCGGGTTTTAACTTAATCATGTAAAGGAAATAGCAATGGCCATTCAAAATTACGGCACAGTTGCCTCGCGTAACCTTATCCGTGCCGCACAAGGCATGCTTGAGCATGCACAACCCATCACTGTTCTGGGCGACTTTGGTACCCAGCGCGAGATGCCGATGAACTCGACCGACACTCTGGTCTTCCGTCGTACACTGCCTTTCGGCGCATCGACTGTGGGTACCACGATTGAAGGTTCTGCACGTTATCAGGGCACACCCCAGATCACCGCGTCTAACTTCGTGCTGGCTGAAGGCGTTACGCCTAACAGCAACACGATCTCTTTCCAAGACGTGTCTGTAACCCTGCAGCAGTACGGTGTTCTGTTCAAGTACAGCTCCAAAGTTGAGCAGCTGTACGAAGACGACATCCCCGGCGAAATGGTCAAGCTGACTGGCGAGACTCTGGCCGAGGTGATGGAACTGGTCCGTTACGGTGTTTTGAAAGCTGGCTCGACTGTTGTTTACTCAAACGGCTCCAGCCGTTCTGCTGTTAACACCGCGATCAGCCTAAACGCCATTCGTAAAGCCGCACGTACTCTGGAATCAAACCGTTGCCGCCGCGTTACTTCACGTCTGGCTCCCGGCGTCAACTTCGCAACCCGTGCTGTGCAGCCTGCGTATGTCGTGTTCTGCCACACCGATGCGGTAGCTGACATTCGTAACCTGCCGGGCTTCACACGCGTTGAAGACTACGGTTCTTTCAAACCTATCCACGATCGTGAGATCGGCGCATGCGAAGACTTCCGTTTCATCTCTTCGCCTTTGCTGACTTCGTTCGCTGCTTCTGGTTCGGCTACGCTGAACGGCATGCTGTCAGTTGGCGCTGCTAATGTTGACGTTTATCCGTTCATCATTATCGGTGAAGACGCTTGGGGTCAGGTTGCACTGAAAGGCATGCAGGCTATCAAGCCTGTGGTTCTGAAGGCATCGCAGACCAACCACGCCAACCCACTGGGCCAGTTTGGCTACGTCGGTGCTTCGACATGGTTTGCTACCGTCCGTCTGAACGACGCATGGATGGCCCGTATCGAAGCCGGTGTGACCGCTCTCTAATGACTAGCCGGGACTTCGGTCCCGGCGTCCATTGAAAAGGAAATCATCATGCCAGCAGAATCAGTAAAAGAACGGATGATCGGCGTTACCGATGGCTTGACCAAAAAAGAATTGCAGCTTTTGGTCGCAGCATTGGTAGACGGTCTTCAAGTCATCATGGCTAAACTCGATGCAGATAGCGGTGTCGGCGACACCAACTATGCAGCGACGTTTGCAAACTACATCGTAGATTAAGGAGAAACACCATGTCATACAACATTGAGCAAATTAACAGCGGTTTTCAATCGCTGACTGCGGCTGGCCTTGCCGAAGGTACCAACGCAAACACCTACAAAACCACAGCTACTTTGGCTTACACCATCAATGGTGTGTTCAAGTCCAAGGGCGCTACGGACAACATTGCCATGACTTCAACCGCTGGCACTGTTCCTCCTTCTAGTGCTGCGCTGTACGCTGTCTGGATCGATACCAGCGGTAACCTTAGCAACACCCGGGGTCCGGTCGTTGCTGCTGCTGATCCTTGCCCAGTGCCTACTCAGACCACTGCCAATACCGCATTGGTTGGTCTGATCAAAGTCGTCACTGATGCATCGACCACGTTTACTCCCGGCAGCACCGATCTGGGCGCAGCAGGTGTCACTGACACTTACTTCGACTGCTCAGTTATGCCCGGTAGTGCGCTGTAAGATTGCCGTCTCCTCCTCCGAGGGACCCTTTGGAAGGCCACTTCGGTGGCCTTCCTTTTTTGACGGCTTGGTTTTTTAACGTAAGGAGAATGGCAAATGTCTAAAAATAAAATGACCGGCATCGAAATTAACGACGATACACCAACGATTGAGCCTGTATCGGCAACAAAAGATTTTCGTGAGTTGGCAGCTGAAGAGTCTTTTATGAATGAGATTGTTACAGTTCTTGTTCATGCTACAACTGACGAAAACCAATCGCCTCATGTCATTGTCAATTGCAATGGCACCAATCAACCGATCGTCCGTGGCGTACCTACTGACGTAAAAAGAAAGTATGTAGAGATTCTGGCACGCATGAAAGAAACGCGTTACAGCCAGCACGTACACAATCCGGCGATTCCTGACCAGATTGAGATGCGTGCGCGTCACGGTTTGTCGTATCCGTTTGATTTGGTTGAGGACAAGAACCCGCGTGGCCGTGCATGGCTTAATCACGTATTAGCTGAACCTGCTTAAACAGGAGTAGTTTGTGAACTTTCTCCAGCTTGTTAACCGTGCGCGGGTGGAATGCGGCGTGTCCGGCGCCAGTGTTCCGCTTGCCACGTTAGTAAACGCGAACGGTGAAACCGCAAGGATGGCTAACTGGGTCAACTCTGCGTGGGTTGATATACAGACAGCCAAGCCTGATTGGCAATGGATGCGAGACCCATTCCAGTTCAACACCGTAACGCAACAGCAGGTCTATACGCCTACAGAGGCTGGGGTTGGTTCTACGTTTGCCAACTGGAAGCGCGATTCTTTCCGTGCTTCCAGTGTTGGTCAGAACTACCGCGATGAGCAGTTGATGAACTACATGGATTTTACGACGTTTCGTAACTTGTACCAGTACGCAAACATGCGAAACACGTATGCGCGTCCGGTCGTAGTTTCGATTACGCCTGACAAAGACTTGGCTTTCGGCGCGATCCCTGATCAGCCCTACGTGATTGTCGGTGAGTATTACCGCAAGCCTGTAGATTTTGTGGTTGATACAGACGAGCCGCCTGCCGTCTTTCAGGACAGATTTCACATAGCCATTGTGTACCGGGCCATGATGTTTTATGCCGGCTATGAAGCGGCGCCAGAAGTTTACAGACGAGGCGAGGTTGAGTTTAAACGTTTGATGAATCGGCTTGACATTGATCAGTTGCCTGATACCGTCAGCGGTCCTCCTCTTGCGTAGGTATTGATATGCCGCTGAACACACCTCCGGTTCAATACGATTTAATTAATTTGGCCGGTGGTCTTGATCAAGTCACGCCAACGCTGTCACTACCGCCCGGTGTCGCAAGAAGAGCTGTAAATTTTGAATGTTCCATTACTGGCGGCTACACGCGAATCGCTGGATACGAACGTTACGATGGTCGGCCAAACCCGTCAGATGCAACTTATACGGTGCTTACTTGCACTTTAACTGGTTCGGTCTCAGTTGGTAATACTGTAACAGGACAGACCTCTACCGCAACCGGTAAGGTTATTGCCATAGCTGGAAACCAGCTGATAGTGACACGCGTCGTCAATTCTTTTGTAGTTGCAGAAAATATAAACGTAGGAGCGACGCCGGTAGGGTCAACCGTTTCTGTTGAAAGTACGGTTTCCAGTGGATTACTGGATGCTACTTACAGAAATCTTGCAGCTAACGACTACCGGGTGGATATACAAGCAGTGCCGGGTGAAGGCCCCATTAGGGGAGTGGCGTACTACAATGGCCTAGTTTACGCATGGCGTAATGCGGTAGGCGGTGCGACGGCTAATATCTACCGATCCAGTGCAACTGGTTGGCAATTGGTATCGTTACCTAGCCAGATTTCGTTTACTGCTGGAACCGTGGTTGTTGCCGAGGGGGCGACTATTACGGGAGCAACCAGCGGGGCAACCGCGATAGTGAGAAGAGTAGCTCTTCAAAGCGGTAGTTATAGTGCCGGCACAGCCGCAGGACGTTTCATAGTAACTGGTGTTACTGGCGTTTTTCAAAACCCTGAAACTATAAACGTCTCAGCTGCGCCGGTTGCAACTTCGGCCAGTTTGCTTACGCAGATAACGCTAAACCCTAACGGCCATGTTGAGTCGGTCATTGCCAATTTTGGTGGCGGCACTGCAAACTACAGGCTGTACGGTTGCGATGGCGTAAATAACGCTTTTGAGTTTGATGGCACGGTTTATGTGCCCATAAAAACCGGAATGACGGTGGATACACCGGAGCATATTGCTTTTCATAAACAGCATTTGTTTCTGTCTTTTGGCGCGTCCTTGCAGTTTTCTGGTTTAGGTTTGCCTTACCAGTGGGCGCCCTTGGTCGGCGCTGGTGAATTGGCGATGAATGGCCCGGTAACCAATTTAATTGTTTTACCGGGTGATCAAACATCCGGTGCTTTGGGCGTATATACCCGAAACGATACGTCGGTTTTGTACGGAACTAGCTCTGCCAATTTTTCGTTGTCAACATTTAACACCGGTACTGGGGCTATAGCGCACACTGCGCAAAACATGGATACGGCCTACGTGTTGGATGACCGAGGCGTGATGAGTCTTGGTACAACGCTTAATTTTGGTAATTTCTTACCGGCATCCTTGACCATGAATTTGCGTCCGTTTATACAACAGCGCAGAAATTTAGCAAGTGCCAGTTTAGTTAACCGGGAAAAGGGGCAGTACCGTTTATTTTTCTCTGACACCTCGGCGCTTTACATGACCGTCTTAAACGGTAAAGTGCTAGGATCAATGCCGATTGAGTTTAAGCATGCGGTTACTTGCGCGGTTGAAGGTGAAGCGCCGGACGGAACAGCAACTTCTTTTTTCGGATCAACTAACGGTTTTGTGTACAGGTTAGATGCGGGTACAAGTTTTGATGGTGATCCTATACCAGCAAACATAAGTCTTGTATATAACAGCATTGGATCACCTAGAATATATAAGCGTTACAGGAAAGCAAGTATTGAGCTTACCGGGGAATTTTATGCTGAGATTGCTTTTGGCTACGATCTAGGTTACAGAACGCCTTATCTTTCGCAGCCGTCCGATGCAGAGTATGCAAACGATTTAAGAGCTTCGTACTGGGATGCCTTTATTTGGGATAATTTTGTTTGGGACGGGGCTGAAGTAATTCCTACTGAAATAGGTATCGAGGGCACAGCAGAAAATATAGGTATTCGCGTATCTTCTGTATCTGCTATTTTTGAACCTTTTACAGTGAACAACATAATCCTTCACTACACAATGCGTAGAGGAATACGATAATGCCTAATGACTATTACAATCACGGGGTATATCCAAGCCCTAACTCGCCGGGGTCGTCTTCTCAATTAAGAGCAGAACTAGATTCTATTGCTGCAGGTTTTAATAAACTACCTACATTAACAA